CGACCGCGACGCCGCCGAGCGGCTGATGGCGAAGGCCGCTCGCGTGATCCACGCAGCCCGGCCACCGGCGCGCATCTCCGAGGATCCCGCCTGGTTCGAATGCCGGTTCTGCGACCATCACGATCTTTGTCATGGCGATGCCGCGGCGGCGGTCACCTGCCGGTCGTGCCTGCATGCCACGCCGGTCGAGGGCGGCTGGCACTGCGCCCGATGGGACCAGGCGCTCGATGCAGGGATGCAGCGTCAGGCCTGCGCCCAGCACCTCTTCATTCCCGACCTCGTGCCGGGCGAGGTGGTCGACACAGGCGACGATCATGTCGTCTACCGGATGCGCGACGGCGCCACCTGGATCAACGACGCGCGGGAGGAGGCAGCGGCATGCTGACGCTGCGACCCTACCAGCAGGCCGCCATCGACGCGATCTACGGCTATTTCGCCGAGCGCACCGGCCACCCGCTGATCGTCATCCCGACCGCCGGCGGCAAGAGCCTCGTCATGGCCGCCTTCATCGAGGGCGTGCTGCGGGCCTGGCCCGACCAGCGCATCCTCGTCGTCACCCATGTCCGCGAGCTGATCACCCAGAACCATGCCGAGCTGATCGGCCTCTGGCGCGACGCGCCCGCCGGCATATACTCGGCCGGGCTCGGACGCCGCGACCTCGGCGCCCGCATCCTCTTCGCCGGCATCCAGTCGATCCACCGCCGCGCCTACGACGTCCAGCAGTGCGACCTGGTGCTGATCGACGAGGCGCACCTGATCCCGGCCGCCTCGGACACCATGTACCGCCGTTTCCTCGACACGCTCGCGCGGATCAACCCGCAGCTGAAGGTGATCGGCTTCACCGCCACGCCCTACCGGCTCGACAGCGGCATGCTGCACGAGGGCAAGGGCGCGCTCTTCACCGACATCGCCTTCGAGGTCTCGGTGCGGCAGCTGATCGACGACGGCTATCTCTGTCCGCTGGTCAGCAAGGCGGCCGAGACCAGGCTCGACGTGTCGGGCGTCGGCAGCCGCGGCGGCGAGTTCATCCCGAGCCAGCTCCAGGCGGCGGTGGACCTTCCGGAGATCACCGAGGCGGCGATCGACGAGGTGGCGCGGCTCGGGGCGGACCGCCGCAGCTGGCTCGTCTTCTGCGCCGGGGTCGAGCACGCGACGCACGTCGCCGCCGCGATCCGGTCGCGTGGCTTCAGCGCCGCCACCATCTTCGGCGACACGCCGAAGCTCCAGCGCGACCGCATCGTCGCCGCCTTCAAGCGGGGCGAGATCCGGGCGCTCGCGTCGATGGGAGTGCTGACCACCGGCTTCAACGCCCCGGGCGTCGATCTCATCGCCATGCTGCGGCCGACCAAGTCGACCGGGCTCTACGTGCAGATGGCCGGCCGCGGTACCCGGCTCGCGCCCGGCAAGGCGAATTGCCTGGTGCTCGACTTCGCCGGCAACGTCGCCCGGCATGGGCCTATCGACGCGGTGAAGCCGAAGCGGCCTGGCGCCGGCGATGGGATGGCGCCGGTGAAGATCTGCCCCGACTGCCAGAGCATCCTGGCGACCGCAGTGCGGGTCTGCCCCGACTGCGGCCATGCCTTCCCGCCGCCGGTCGTGAAGGTCGAGGCGCAGGCCTCGACACTGGCGATCCTGACCACCGGAACGCCGCAGTGGCTGCGCGTCGATGGCGTCGGCTACCGCGCCCACGAGAAGCCCGGCGGCCGGCCGACGCTGCAGGTCGACTACCAGTGCGGCCTCGTTCGGCACCGCGAATGGGTCTGCTTCGAGCACACCGGCTACGCCCGGCAGAAGTCGGTCGCCTGGTGGCGCCAGCGCGCGCCGGGCACGCCGGTGCCCTCGACGGTGACCGAGGCGCTCGCCCGGTCGCGCCAGATCGCTGCCCCCACCGAGATCGCCGTGCGGCCGCAGGGCCGCTTCACCGAGATCGTCAGCGCGAGGTTCACCCCATGTCCCCCGGCCTCTGTGCCGTCTGCCACCGCGAGCCCCGGGGGCTCGGCTGGTTCGACGCCCGCTTGCCCGTCTCCGACCCCCGTCGCGACCGCAGCCGCCAGCTCTGCAGCCGGACCTGCCAGGACATCTGCCATCGGAGATGCGGCATGATCGACCCCACCCCCAACGAGCAGGTCGCCATGGCGGCCGGCGGTAATGCCGCCGGCAACTACCTCGAATCCCTCGGCAAGTCCGACCTCGCCCGGCTCACGCAGGAGGAATGGCGGCGGCTGATCGAGATCGTGGTCACCGGCTATTGCGACACGCTCCGCGAACTCGCCGCCCGGGACCGCTGCCGGCTCGACGCCGTGTCGGAAAGGACACCGTTCTGATGTCCGGGCCGAGCTTCATGGAGCGCTTCGGCGCGCGGCTCGTCGCCAACGGCTATCCGATCCTGCCGATCATGCCCGGCACGAAGAAGCCCGGGCGCTGGCGCAGCGGAGCATGGGCGGACTACCCCGAGTGGACCCGGCACGCCGAGCGCACGACGACCGAGCACGAGCTCGACATCTGGCAGACATGGCCCGACGCCGGCATCGGCATCGCATGCGGAACCATCGTCGCGGTCGACATCGACATCGAGGACCCCGAGCTTGCCCTTGATCTGGAGCGGCTCTGCCGCGCCCAACTCGGCGACACGCCGGCGCTCCGGATCGGCCGGGCACCAAAGCGGCTCCTGGCCTACCGCGCCGCCGCACCCTTCGCCGGGATCCGGCGATCCCCACTCGAGGTTCTCGGGCTTGGTCAGCAGTTCGTCGCGCATGCCATCCACCCCGACACCGGCCAGTCCTACGAGTGGCCCGAGGAGAGCCTCGCCGATCTCGACATCGGCGATCTGCCGGCGGTGGACGAGGCGGCGGTGCGGGCGTTCCTCGACGAGGCGCTGGCGCTCGTGCCGGACCACCTGAAGCCGGCGCGGCTCGCCGCGACGCCATCGTCCGGCGCCGGCTCGGCGCACACACAGGTCGGCACCGTTGCAGCGATCAGGGAAGCACTCGCCTGGATCCCGAACGCCGATCTTGACTACGACAGCTGGATTCGGATCGGCTTGGCGCTGAAGGGCGCCCTCAATGAGGCCGGCAGCGATCTCTTCGCAGCTTGGTCGGCACAGTCGGGCAAGGACGACGACGCCTTCACCGCGAGGACCTGGGCGGGCCTCAAGGCCGAGCGCATCGGGGCTGGGACGATCTACCACCTTGCCATGGAGCGCGGCTGGAAGCCGGACCCGGCGCTGGTGCTCGACGGCGCCTTGCCCTGCGACGTGGTGCATCCGGCGGCCGGGCTGCTCGCGAAGGTGCAGGCGGCGGCCGCCCAGCCACAGCGAGGCGGCATCGCATTGCCGCCGCCGCCCGACCTCGGCAGGCTCGACGGCGTCCTCGGCCTTCTGGTGCGCCACGTCCTTGCCACCGCCATCCGCCCGCAGCCCTGGCTCGCTGTCGGCGCTGCGCTCTCGCTGCTCGGTACCCTGATGGGCCGCAGGGTGCGGACCGCCAGCAACCTCCGCTCGAACCTCTACGTGCTCGGCATCGCCGAGAGCGGCGGCGGCAAGGATCACGCGCGCAAGGTGATCAAGGAGGTGCTGTTCCAGGCCGGTCTCGCCGATCGCCTCGGCGGCGAGCGGATCGCCTCGGGCGCCGGCCTCATCACCGCGCTCACCCGCCAGCCGGCGTCGCTCTTCCAGATCGACGAGTTCGGCAAGTTCGTCGCGAATGTCGCCGACAAGCGCCGGGCGCCGAAGCACCTCTCCGAGATCTGGGACCTCTTCACCGAGCTCGCCACCAGCGCCGGCACCACCTTCTTCGGCGCCGAGTACGCCGACCAGCGTGACCGGCCCCGCCAGGACATCGTCGAGCCCTGCGCCTCGATCCATGGCGTCAGCGCACCAGGCCCGTTCTGGGAGGCGCTGAAGAGCGGCTCGCTGCAGGATGGAAGCCTCGCGCGCTTCCTGGTGTTCCGCAGCGAGGACGACATCCCCGACCGCAACCGTCGGCCGGCCCCGACTACGGAGCTCCCGGCCGGCCTGCTCGACGGAATCCACGCGATCGCTTCGGTCGGCTCGGACCGGCAGAAGGGCAATCTCACCGACACCGGAGCGCCCGGCACCCGGCCCGCGCCTCTCACCGTGGCGATGGACCCGGAGGCGACGGCGATCTTCGACGCGCTCGACGACGAGATGACGCGACGGCAGCGCGCGGCGATCGGCACCGACCAGAGCGCCGCACTGGCGCGCGTCTGGGAGAACGCGGCCAAGGTGGCGCTCATCAAGGCGGTCAGCGCCGATCCTCGGGCTCCGTTGATCCGCGGCATCGACGCCCTGTGGGCGCGGGAGGTGGTCGAGCACTGCGTCGCCACGCTGCTGATCCAGGCCGAGCGCCACCTCGCCGACAACGAGGTCGAGCGATACCACAAGCGCATGCTCGAGGTGATCCGGGCTGCTGGCAGGAACGGCATCCGGCACAACGACCTGACGCGGAAGCTGCAGTTCATCGAGCCGAAGCTCAGGCGCGAGATCCTCATGTCTCTCGTCGAGAGCGAACAGGTCGTAGCGCTGGAAAGCCGGCTCCGCGGCCGTCCAGCGACGATCTACCGCTCGGCGGATCTGCCAGCGGCGCCGCGTCAAACGTCAGACCCGCGTCAAATGACGCTTCCCGTCGTCTAAGTACCTGAAGGAGCACGCGAATGGAGTTTCGTCATTCCGTCAAGCGTCACCAGACACAAGCGTATTTCCCCGGAGGGCCCTTGGTGGCGGAGGATTGGAGGTGGTGAGCCGTATGAGGTTCCTGATGTAATGATATATATAATAATATGATATATAATAATAATTTACCGGCCAAACTTCCGTCAGGATTTCGTCAAACGTCAACCTGACGAAACGCTGCGACCTCACCTGACCGAACCCCGGGTTCGGGCGAGCGGCACGTCCTCGCGGATACCGCGTCGCCCCGGCCACCCGAACCTCGAGGAGGTCATGATGACCCACGTTCTCACGCAGGAGCGCATCCCGATGCCGCCGGTAGCGGCGCGGCACCTGTCCACTCCGACGATGCTTGCCCTCGACCTCGGCACCATCACCGGCTGGGCGTTGCGCGCACCCGACGGCCTGATCACCAGCGGCACGGTGTCGTTCCGTCCCAGCCGCTACGACGGNNGGCATGCGCTACCTGCGCTTCACCAACTGGCTGACCGAACTCGACGAGCTGAGCGGGCCGATCGCCGCGATCTGGTACGAGGAGGTTCGACGCCACGCCGGCACCGACGCGGCCCATGTCTACGGCGGGCTGATGGCCACGCTGACTTCCTGGGCCGAGCTGCGCGGCGTGCCCTACCAGGGTGTCCCGGTCGGCACGGTGAAGCGGCACGCCACCGGCAAGGGTAACGCCGGCAAGGAGGCGATGATCGCCGCAGCCCAGGCACGCGGCTTCAGCCCGTCCGACGACAACGAGGCGGACGCGCTGGCGATCCTGTTCTGGGCGCTCGACACCCGCGGAGGTCTGCGGTGACGGGCGAGATGATGCTGCTGCAAGCGGCGCAGGTGGTCGACGCGCGACGCCGGGCCTATGGCGATCCGGCCGCTTCGATGGAGGCCGTCGCCGCACGCTGGTCGATCACGCTCGGGCGCCCAGTGACGCCGGCGCAGGTGGTGCTCTGCCTCATCGACCTGAAGCTCGCCCGGCTCGGTCATGATCCGGCGCATGCGGATTCGATCCTCGACGTTGCCGGCTATGCAGCGGTGCTGCAGGAGGTCGGGCGATGAAGGCGATGCGCTTCCACCCCGGCGGCTACGGTGGCGATCGGCGGAGCCCAGAGCGCGTGAAGCGCGAGGGATGGCGCGAACAGGGCGTGCTCGCGGTGTCGGTGGACGACGAGCGGCTCACCTGGCCCGAGCGCGAGCTTGTGCGCCAACTCGGCGAGAAGCTTTACGGGAAGCGCCCGGAGGCGGCCCATGGCTGAGTGGACCCGCGACATGGTCGAGGACCGGATCATTGAGGCCGCCGACGTGCTGAAGCAGCTGCCGCCCGTGCGGGTGCGCGGCTACTTCAGCACCTGGCCGGAGATCCAGCGCCGCTTCGCCGACATGGTGGGCGCCGAGCCCGTGCCGATGCGCCGGCCGCCACCCAGCCCGGCCGCCATCAGCCGTATGGAGGAGGCAATCACCTGGAACCGCTTCCTCGAACGCGACGACGCCCATCTGATGTGGGCGCGGGCCGAGGGCATGCCGTGGAAGCACATCTGCCATCGGTTCGGCATCAGCCGGCCGACGGCGCATCGGCGGTGGGACTACGCGCTCAGCGTGATCGCCTGGCGCCTGAACGGTCGGGAGGTCCATCATCGACGCGGACGGCGGTTCGTGGTCGCGCGGGCCCGATGACGTCGGTCGGCCGGAGATCAGACCACGAGATCGTGGATCTCCGGCCGGACCTCCGCCGCGGTCAGCTCCAGGATCGCCAGCGTTATCGGCAAACGGAACCGGCGTGGCCCCGCGCTGCCGGGGTTGAGGTAGAGCACGCCGTCGGCCGTTTCGATCTTCGGTTGGTGCGAATGGCCGAAAACGACCACGTCGAAGCCGGCGGCAACCGGATCAAGGTCGAGCTCGCCGAGATCGTGGATGACGTAGATCGTGCGGCCGCCGAACGTCACCACCTCCCGCGCCGGGAACTCTCGCGCCCACCCCTGCGTGTCGACGTTGCCACGGATCGCGGTGACGGGCGCGATGCGCCGAAGGCAAGGCACGATCTCGGCGCTGCCGATGTCCCCGGCGTGGATGATATACTCCACGCCGGCGAGCTGCGCTTCCGCCTCGGGTCGGAGCAGCCCATGGGTGTCCGAGATGATGCCGATCCTCATGGCCGTTTCGCACGCAATCGGCCGCGCCGCTGTCAAGCAGAATCGTCGTCGTGAGACATCGCGAGTTGAGACATCGGAAGGGATTCACGCCGGCGGCCTATAGCGCTAGAAACGAATCATGCTCGGGAATGTGCGGGCGCGGCGCAGGAAGCTGAGGCGACGGGGACAGGTCAGAGATCGGTTCGCGGATCGCCTTTGCAGACCAATCGCATGAAGCAGAATGCGAGCGTCGATCTCTAACTTACTGATTGTACGGTTCCTTCCTGGCACGGATCGTATACGGGAGCGCTCAGCGCGGCATATCGCCAGCGACAGCCTCGAATTTTCGGGAAGCCACCCGGCACCCGGAATCCAGCGCCGCGCTCGATAAGCGTCGTCATATCAAAGGCTTGCCCCTCTTCCGGGGGTGGATTCCGCTGGACCCTGAAGGAGTCCACCGCGGCCCAGTGGAATCCAGCACGGAGTCCACCCCCGGGAGTCCACCCCGCCGTCCGCCAACCGCCCACAAGGTGCCGACCCATGACCCTGAGCTTCGCTCCGGAGCGTATCGAGACCTGGCCGCTCGATCGCCTGAAGCCCTATGCCCGCAACGCCAAGATGCATGGGGCGGACCAGGTCGCGAAGATCGCCGGCTCGATGGCGCGGTTCGGCTGGACGGTGCCGGTGCTGGTCGCGGCCGACGGCGAGGTGATCGCCGGGCACGGGCGCATCCTCGCGGCCGCGCAGCTCGGGCTGACCGAGGCGCCGGTGATCGTGCTCGACCACCTGACCGAGGAACAGCGCCGGGCCTACCGACTGGCCGACAACAAGCTGACCGAGCTCGGCGCCTGGGACGAGGCGCTGCTGGCCGCCGAGCTGCAGGAGCTGGCCGCGGACGACTTCGACCTGTCGGTGGTCGGCTTCTCCGATGCCGAGCTCGACCAGCTGCTCGCGTTCGATGTCGGCGGCGGGGAGGCGACGGAGGGGCCGGGCACGCCGCCGGTGGTCGTGCCCGAGCCGCCGCGCAACCCGGTCTCGCACACGGGCGACCTCTGGATCCTCGGCGAGCACCGCCTGCTCTGCGGCGACAGCACGAGCGGCGCGGACGTGCGCCGGCTGATGAACGGCGAGCGGGCGGTGCTGTTCGCCACCGACCCGCCCTATCTCGTGGACTACGACGGCTCGAACCACCCGACCCGGAACAAGGACTGGTCCCCCTCCTACGGCGTGACCTGGGACGACAGCAGCCAAGGCGCCGAACTCTACAATGGCTTCATCGCTGCGGCCATCGCCGAGGCGATCACCGAGGACGCCGCCTGGTACTGCTGGCACGCC